TACCGAGATGACCTCCTCGTGGCCGTCAGGAAAGACGGTAAGGAGCACGCGGCATGAAGTGGATTCCCACCCCCACCGGCTACGCCATCCAGGACGACGACGGGAGCGTGAGGCCGGAGCGGTACGACCGAGCAACGGACGCCGCAATGGTGATCGTGGCCGAAGAACTGAACGTGTCGACGCGGTTCGCGAACTACGAGCGGATGCGTGAGGACCAGCGTCGTGAGGACGATCTGGCGCGGAGGGCAGGGTGATGGGTGACCCAGCAATCGACCTCGAACGTCACTACGACCGCCTAGAGGACCAGGACCGCACCACTCAGGCCGCAGAGGGCGCCGTGGAGGACTACCTGACCGGGCGGAATGCGGAGGCGCGGGTGGCTGAGCTGCTCGGCTCAGAGGGCGCCTGTGAGCTTCTGGCGGACATTCTCGGCGTGTACGTCGAGCACTCGGGCGGAGCGCCGGGCAACCGGCAGCGGCTGGAGAACGCGCTAGTCGATGCGTCGCGCGGTGCCTATCGGGCGATGGTCGAGGCGCAGGAGCGGGCTTGGAGGGAGCGGGCATGACCGACCTGGACGAGCAGATGGTGGAGAGGCGCGATATGCAGCAACGCCGTCCGGGAACGGTCACTCATGGAATGAGCAAGTCGCCAACTTACGTTTCGTGGTACGCCATGATTACTAGATGCACGAACCGTAATGGCTCTAATTACAGACTCTACGGAGGCCGCGGGATAACTGTTTGCGAGCGCTGGCGAACAAGCTTTGCGTCCTTTTTAAGCGATATGGGCGCAAGGCCGCCGGGGACTACCTTGGACCGCATAGACAACAGCCAAGGGTACTCGCCAACTAACTGCCGGTGGTCAACGCGCTCGCAGCAGGCTCGCAACATGCGAGTTCGTCGCTCGAACACTTCTGGCGTAAAAGGCGTTCGTTTTAGGCCCGATCACAACTCGTGGACAGCGGAAATATCAGTAGGTCAGCGGACCATTCACCTGGGCTCGTTTCAAAACATGGACGACGCTATTCGCGCTCGGAGAGAAGGCGAAACGATGTATTGGTCAAGCGAGCGACCGGAGGGCAAGGCATGAGCAACGCGGTGGAGATTCTGGAATCGCTCTACGACGACCTCCTGACCGGGAAGCATTTCCAGCATTCGCACACGGAGGACCGGGCTGGCGTCGCTGATCGCGTGGCGTCTGCCCTCGCCGCCCTCAAGAGTCCCGAACCCGACTGGAGCGCGGCGCCGGAGTGGGCGCAGTGGTGGGCGGTGTCAGCCGCATCAGAAGCCTTCTGGTACGCCGCAGAGCCCAAACCCATCAACCACATGGGGCATTGGGCGCGCCCGATGACCAACAGCCGAGACTCGATGATGAGGCGCGCAGGCCGCATCGACCTCCCCCTCGGCACCGACTGGCGCCTGACCCTGCGTGAGCGACCGGAGGACACCCAATGACCATCAAGCGCAACGGCCACCAGACCGCCCGCTACCGCGCTCTCAAGCGCTGGGGGCGTATCCCGAGGGTCTACGCCCGGAGGCCGAGCCCGTCGCTCCTGCGGCGCTGTGTGAGCCCTGACGGGCCGGAGGCGGCGTGAACTGCCCGCGCTGCGACAAGCCCGTAGAGACGAGTCACACGGGCCGGCTGCTGGAGATGCGCGGAGGCGAGCCTTTCGTGGTCCACACCCCTCAGCGATGCCGGGCCATCCGTAGCGGGACCGACACCCCCGTATGGGCTCGCTACCGCACCGAACACACACGACGCCGCGAGAGCGCGGCAGGAGGCAGGACGTGAGCGAAGCACACGACGTCATCCCGCACGAGGATCGATCCATGCCGGCTCACAGGAGCCCGCAGGACGTCCTCGCGCTGGCGATAGAGAAGGGTGCGGGGGTCGAGCAGCTACAGGCCCTCATGGACCTTCAGGAGCGCCACGAGCGTAACGAGGCGCGCAAGGCGTTCCACCGGAGCATGGCCGCGTTCCGCGCGAACCCGCCGCGCATCCACAAGGATCGGACCGTGCAGGCAGGCCCGGCCGTGTACACCCACGCTAGCCTCGCCAACGTGGTCGAGCGCATCAGCGTTGGCATGGCCCCGCACGACCTGTCGTTCCGCTGGGAGACGCAGCAGGAGCAGGGCGCCGTGACCGTGACGTGCGTCGTCCAGCACGTCCAGGGCCACGAGGAGCGCACGACCCTGACCGCGCCGCCGGACGACTCCGGCCGGAAGAACGGCATCCAGCAGATCGCCAGCACCGTGAGCTACCTGGAGCGGTACACGCTCCTCGCTGCCTGCGGCTTGGCGACTTCCGACATGCCGGACGACGACGCGCAGGCGATGACGGACGACCCGATCACCGACGAGCAGGCCATCAACCTGAACGAGCGCCTGGAAGCCTGCGGAGCGGACGTGGACGCCTTCAAGCGGTGGGCGAAGGTGGACAGCCTGCACGACATTCGCACGAGCCAGTGGCCCCGTGTCCTCAAGGCCGTGGAGGCGAAGGAAAAAGATGGGCGCAAATAAGAAAAACCGGCGCGTTCACGAATCAATGCTTGGTGTTCGCTTTGGCCGTCTGGTCTGCGTTGGCATTGACGAAGGGAAGAACAGCAACGGCAACTTGCTCGCGCGCTTCAACTGTGATTGCGGTACCACAAGCTTCAGGGCCCCAGGGTCTCGGATCAGAAACAGGGCATTCCCGTCATGCGGCTGTTTTGCAGACGAGATTCGCGGGCTTGCTGCCCGGACTCACGGGATGAGAGGCAGTTCTACCTACAGTTCGTGGCTATCAATGCGGACGCGCTGCAACAACAAAAACGTCAAGGAATATCCGTATTACGGAGGCGCCGGCATTACCGTTTGTGACCGCTGGGACGCTAGTTTTGAAGCATTTCGTGAAGATATGGGTGAGCGTCCGCCGAATACGTCTATCGACCGTATAGACAACTCCAAAGGCTACTTTCCTGGCAATTGCCGATGGGCCTCTCCGCGAGACCAGTCACGCAACTCCAGAAACGCGAAGAAGGTTGTTGTATGCGGCAAGCGGTTTGAAACCATTCTAGACGCGGCCAACCACAACAACGTTAGTTCAACCACGGTTATGCGGTGGCTCGACGGCGCTATAGACACCCGTCGCCCGGGGAAAGGTCGAACGCCACCAAAGCCCGGCTGCTACCGATTGGAGGCATCAGATGCTTCAGAGAACGGCTGAATGGGATGCCGCCAGGGTCGGACGTATCACCGCCTCCCGCCTCGGCGACCTCATGGCCCGCACGAAGTCCGGCTATGGCGCCTCGCGCGAGAACTACATCGCGGAGCTGGTGCTGGAGCGCCTGACCGGCAACCGAATGCCGAAGTTCCAGTCTCGAGCGATGGAGATCGGCGTGGAGCGAGAGGCCGAGGCCCGGGACTTCTACTCGTTCATGCGAGGCGTCGAAGTCCAGGCTGCTCCGTTCGTACCGCACCCGACGGTCGCCATGACAGGCGCTTCGCCCGACGGTCGTGTGTGTGCCGACGGCCTCGTGGAGATCAAGTGCCCGCAGCCCGCACAGCACCTTCGGACGCTGCTGGGTGAGTCCATCGCGCGCGGCTACATCCTCCAGATGCAGTGGCAGATGGACTGCGAACAACGGGATTGGTGCGACTGGATCAGCTACAGCCCGGATTTCCCGCAGCACCTGAGCATGGTGGTACGCCGGGTTCCGCGCGACGCCAACCTGATCGATGAGATCCGCGTGGAGGTCGAGAAGGCGAACGCCGAGATTGCCGAGAAACTGGCCGCGCTGGACGAGGCCGTCCCCGGCCTGGACGACCTATCCACCGGTATCCAGCGCGAGGCGTCGTGATGCGTTCCCGCGGGACGCGCCTGGACCGGCACTACAAGTCGATGGAGGGACGGCGGTTCGGCCTCTTAGTGCTTGTTGATAGCAAGCGCGGGCGTAACTCATGGGGAGCACGGATGGGCCTGTTTCGCTGCGATTGCGGACGCGACCACATCACGTCGCTGTCCGGCGTCACGTCAGGCGGTATTCGGTCCTGCGGGTGCCGCAAGGGGAAAAACTCTAAGCACGGGCTGCGCTCATCGCCGGTCTACCAGACGTGGATAAACATCAAGAAGCGGTGCTTTGACTCTAGCGCCTCAGGATTCGATCGATACGGAGCGTGCGGCATCGTGATGTGCACGGAGTGGGCAAACTCCTTCGAAGCCTTCTACGCGCACGTTGGCGACCGACCTACCGGCGCGTCGATCGATCGCATCGACAACGCCCGCGGCTATGAGCCTGGGAATGTTCGATGGGCATCAGCGCGACAGCAGGCCGAGAACAGGCGAACGACTCGGCCAGTAGTTGTCCACGGCCATGCGTTCCGCTCAATGGCCGCAGCCGGCCGGCATCTTGGCGTCACAACACAGACTGTGAAGATGCGTTGCGAGCGGGGCGAGCCGGGCTACGAGTTCGTAGAGGAACAGGGAGCGAGACGATGACGGACGACACGAGAGACGACGGGAGCGTGGAGGCGCGGCAAATTGCCGATGCACTGGACGCAGCCGAGAGGATGGGCCGGGAGCGAGACGTGCCCGAGGGCGCGTGCTACGTCCAGATCAGCGACACGCTGGCACGCGAATGGTCGGCATCGCTCCGCCGCATCCAGTCCGGCGCCTACCGCAGCAGCTTGGAGGCGGGGCGGATTGCGGCGGAGGCGGCGAGGCGCATTGACGAGCGCAACGACGAGGTCGGCCGACTGACGTGCAGTGGCGATGAGCGCCTGATGTACGACGCCCTCCAGCGCATCGCCGCCCTGACGACCGACAGCACCGGCAGCGAGCCGGGGGAGAGGGAAGATGGACGAGTTCCCGAGCGAAAGGACGCTGACGGTGCTGTTCGCGCTGGCAGTCATCGGCGGGGTCGTGACCGTGGGCCTGATCGGCTGGGCGCTGATCGAGGGCATCGCCGCAATCCTGACCTGACCCCTCCCTCCGAGGACGGGGAGCGGGAGCGGATCATCAACGAGGCTGCGGCGAAGGCGGTGCGCGAAGTGGAAGCTTCGATCAATAGACGTACTGGCAGGCTGGATCGCTTAAGTCTCCGCGACCGAGCCAACGCCCTCGACGGCGGGGAGGAGTGAGCGATGAAGCTGATTCGAGAAGTGATCGGAGAATACGCTGGCGACTTCGGCACGGACGACGACGGCAACCGTGCTGTCAAGGTTCGTTTCACCGAGACCTGGAAAACGCCGGAGGAGTTCCGAGAACTGCGCACCGCCCTCGCCGCCGCGCACGAGCAGATCGAGGCGCTCACGGCGGAGCGGGAGCGGTTGCGGGAGGCGCAAGGTGCGCTGCTGATGACGCTCGCCACCGCTCAAGACAAGGTCGCAGTCGCGCAGAGTATGTCCCGAGAGCAGAGCACCGTGGATCACCTACAGGACGTAGTCGACACCATCGCGCGAGGGCGACGCGCCGCCCTCCGCACCGCTGACGAGGGGGAGGGGTCGTGAGAGTCATTCAACGGATCGCGCGAGGCGCAGCAGGGCACCCCGGCAACGAGATATTGATCGGGCTGGTTGTAATCGGCGCCCTCGCGGGGGCAGGCCCGGCATCCACTTGGACCGAGTTCGTAATCGGCGCCGTTCTTGGCGGAGGCGTGATGCTCATCGCTATGGGAATCCCGTGGTGCATCGGCGCGTGGGAACGAGGCAAGGAGGACGCATGACCACGACCAGAGAGCGAGTGGCGAGGGCGCTGGCAGAGGCTCGCGGCGCCCATTGGGATTCAATCCCCGAGTGGCGCCGACACGTCTTTCGCAGTATTGCCGACGCCGCCATCCGGGCCATGAGCGAGGAGGTGGAGGCGGCGTTCTACGAAGGAGTCACCGAGGGGCATTCTCTGGCAGTACGACGAGGGTGTGACACCCCGGAGGAACTGTGGGCGGAGTCCGACGCCTGCGCACGACTCAAGGAGGCAGGCCATGACGCCGGATGAGCAGATGCACCGATGGTGCGCGGGAGAGAGCGTCCACAACGACACGCGCGACGAGTGCTGCCCCGACTTCTCCTGCTGTCGACCGGATCTCGCGTGGCCGATGGCGGATCGCGAACTGTTCCGGGACCGCGAAGACCTGCGGTCCGAGATGATGATGGGGGCGCTCGGCCAACTGCTTGAGGGCCAAGACGTGCACATCGCAGGCGAAGACCCGACGCAACACTGAGGAGCCAAAGCCATGACGATCACGAGTGAGCGGGTGGAGGAGTTGCGGGAGATGGCGAGCCAATGCCGCCGAGACGTGCTTGTCCGCTCCATCACGGCGCGCATGACGATCGGTGAGCTACTCGCCCTCCTCGACGCCTACGAGGACCAGCACACCAAGAGCATCCACACCTGCCACGACCACTGCCAGCGGACCGAGTGCGTGCTGCGGCGGGATCTCGATGCGCTGGTGGAGGGGGTGCGGGAGTTTGTCGCGAAGTGGAACAAAGCGGCCGACGCCGCTGAGCAGGAGTGGCGGCAGATCGAAGCGCAGCACCCGACGAGCCTGGGGCCGCTGCCCTGCGACGTAGCAACCAACGCGCGGATGATGTGTGACGACCTCACCGCCCTCCTCGCCCGCGTAGAAGGGGAGCGCCATGGCTGACCGCGACGAGTGGAAGCGCCGGTGCAAGGCGGAGTACATCCTAGCCGGAGTAGACGCGGCTCTCGCGCTTCGCGCCGCCGAGGACACGACTGCCGCAGTCTTCGATGACGGCACAGCCGACGACTACTCACCCGAGGACGCCGCCCGCGACGACATGGAGTGCTGGGATGACTGACCACTTGGAACCGCTGCGGGAGTTGCTGCGGAGCGCCTACGACCCGTGCGAGTGCATGACCGACACCCCTAGCGGCGACCGCTACGTCCACGCCGACGACCTCGCCCGCGTCATCGAGGAGATGGAGAACGCGCAGCCGTCCGTGTTCGGTATCCCCGTAGTCGTGGAGCAGCACGGGCACTGCTCTACCTGCGGAACGCCGATCCACCCCGATCACGTTCACTTCTGCCCGAAGCCGGAGGACGCATGAGCGAGACGACGAGAGAGGGAATCCGCGCAAGCGTGTGGCAGTGCGGTGGTTACTCCGGCTTCCAGGTCGAGGCGCCGTGGTGGCTGGCGTTGGCCCTGCGTTTCTGGCTGGAGCGGTGCGGGATGCCGTTCAGCGCGCCGTATCGCATCACAATCGAACGCCTCCCGGAGCAGGGCGAGGGCTGAGGGATGAGCGTCAGGTGCAAATCAGCGCAAGGCAGGAACACAACGCCACTTCAGGTGTTCGGCCTCGGCCCCAAGTTCACCATCACATGCGGCGCGTGCGACGTGACGTTTCGCAAGCGCATCCCGATGGTGGATGAGCCGGGCGTCGTGTGCCCCCGATGTGGCGAGGTCAACATCCTGCCGTTTCGCGTCGTTGAGGGCGAGGGCTGAGGTGGAGGCGATCGATACCCCCTACCTGACGCTCGAGGAGGCTGCGTGCTACCTCCGAATGGCCGAATCCACCCTGCGCCAGAGAGCGTCTGACGGGCTGGTCGTGGGCGCCAAGGACGGCAAGCACTGGCGGTTCCACCGCGACGACCTGGACGCTTACCATCGGTCCCTCGCTTCGGGGGAGGCACGATGGGCGTCTACAGACGGAAGGGCTCGCCGTACTGGTACATACGGATCGGGGCTCAGGTTGACCGATCCTCTCGCACGACTAGACGAGATGAAGCCCTAGCCCTTGAGGCGAAGTGGAGGACGGAGCTATGGCGAGACGACTACCTGGGGCAGGCCCCCGAGCGGACGTTTGCGGAAGCGGCGGCGCAGTGGGCCGAGGACGTGGGCAGGCATCGGAAGGGCTGGGATCGTGATTGGTACAGGCTGCGGAAGCTGGTTAGAGCAATTGGCGAGCACCCCATTCGCGGGCTTGACGAGGGAGCCGTCCGTCTGGGAATACCACCAGATGCTAGGAGCCCAGCGTCTCGAAACCATTACCTGTCCCTCGTGCGCTCTGTACTACGGCACGCACGACGCGAGGGGCTATCCAGTGCGGACTTGCCCACGCTGCGATTCGAGCGAGCGGACAACGCTCGCACCCGCTTCCTCCGAGACTGGACCGAAGCCAACCGACTGATCGACGCCATGCCCGCGCACTGGCGAGATCCGGCGCGCTTCACCCTCCTCACAGGGGTCAGGCAAGGCACCCTCCGCGCCCTGCGGCGGGAGTGGCTTACAGGAGACCTCCTAGTGGTCCCCGGGCCGTTCACGAAGTCCGGGCGGCAGCTACCCATCCCCCTGCACCCGGACGCCCTCATAATCGCCCAGAGGCAGCCTGAGAGGCCGTGGCTGTTCACCCGACCCAACGGCCAGCCCCTACCCAAGATGAGTTCCCACGTCTGGCACCGGGTCCTCGCCAAGGCAGGCATCGAGGACTTCCGCTGGCACGACCTCCGGCACACCTGGGCCTCGTGGTGCGTGATGAACGGAATCGACCTCTACGAGCTACAGCAGTTGGGCGATTGGTCCACCTCGGCTATGGTGCAGAGGTACGCGCACCTCCACCCGGACTATCTGCGGGAGGCGGTGAAGAAGATCCGTTCCGCAGAACTACGGCATCCCGACGCGGAAGGCGACGGAAACGACCGCCAGTAACGGCCAATGACTGGATTTCCGCACAGCGGGTCAGGCGCGTAAGTTGTTGAAAGTAGGGACGGAACGGCATCCTGCCCGGTGGCAGGCCCGGGCTTCAAAGACGGTGGAGTATGTCGATTTGATCGCCTCTCCCCGACAGCACTTCCGCAGGATTTCGGCGCCACCCGCCTATTCGGCCCTCGCTACACCTTCCATCGGATCAGGCCCCACCACCTTGAGCGCCCACCGCCTGCACGCCTGCTGAACCGCCCCGCCGTCCGCCCAGCCAATGTCCACCGCCCCGCGATGCTCCTCGTAGCACGCTCGGGACAGCTTGATCACTTCGCGGTCGTGGGGAGAGAGGGAGGAGGCGCAGCCGGTGAGGAGGAGGGCTGCTAAAAGGCGGGTCACGGGTTCTCCAAAACCTTCACGCGCGCCTCTAGTTCCTGTACGGCCTTCCACAGCACGGCGATGAGGTCGAAGCTCCGCATGGCCAGCTTCGTGTCCTCCGTGCCGTCCACGTCCTCTCCGGTGTCGTAGACGGCCTCGGGGACGTGCTCTCGCATGGACTGAGCGGAGAAACCCAACCTCCGGATCTGGTCCGCGTCGTCGATGAACGTGTACCCGGCGGGGTCCACGGCGAGGACTGCGGAGAGGCCGGAGACAGCATCCCCGTCAAACGTCTTGACCCGCTCGTCCGAGGTCTGGTCGCCGACTACGGTGCCGGAGGTGGTGCCAACGTGGGTGTCGGTCGTGCTGATCCGCAGCACATCGGAATCGTCCGCCCAAACGTAGTTGTCCACGCCGTCCTGGGTGCGAATCTGGAGATTTCCGGTCGGATTCGTGATTCCAGAGTGCTTCTTTACCGTCACTTGCGCGACTGAATACACAGGCGACCCAGACGGTCGCTTGGCGACAGCTCCCACAGTAGCGTTTTTGTCGTTACCGAGAGTGCCGTCACAAAAAGCTCGAATACCGACATCAGCACTGTCCTTCTGCGCCTCTATGATCGACGTGTTGAACTCGGCTGTGGTTCCGCCAATGATCAAGATGCCAGTCGTTCGGAAATCGTCTTCCAGAGGGGCCGCGTCATCCTCGGAGTAGACTTGGGCATCATCGGAATCTTTCACGAGCACCGTGTAGCGGTCCGCAAACCCGACATACACATCAGTCGGCAAACGCCCATCCGACCCCAGTGTCAGCGGGTTCGCGGCTTGCGTGGACAGCGCAGCATCGGTATACACGGTCGCTAGGGTCGTGGTGCCGTTCTCGTACACCGTGACCGTGCCGGCAGCGTTGGGCTGGCCGGAGCCGTCGTCAAAGACCTTGCCTGCGTAGTAGAGTCGGGGCATAGGGGAATCCCTCAAGGCGGAGGCGCCGCCATGTTTCTGGAACGTCTCTCGAAGTTGCTTTACGTGCTGTTCTGCGCCGCCGCTTGGGTTGCGGTCATCTTGTTCACAGTGACAGCCGTCAATGACCCCCCAGCGCAGGGGCCGGGGCCGATGATCTATCTTGGGATGGGTGTTGGCTTAGGGCTGTGGTTCGTCGGTCGGACCCTGCACTGGCTCGGAACCGGCCGTTGACCCCAGGGATTGCGCCATAGCGCCAGCCGCAGGAACCGAACCGCGAAGGAACATCGAACCCTGCGGATCGTAGCCAAGAAGCTCGCGCATCATCCTCTGCCGAGCCTGCCGATCGCCTGCGTTCATGACCATCTGCATGGCATTTCGAGCCGTGCGAACCTTCATCCCTTGCTTGGCAATGCCGTGGCCGAACGCAAGCACGGAGATCGCTCGAAGCACGTCGAAGTCCACCGACGGCGTAGGGCCAGCCGCCTCCACCGCTTTCGCGTAGCGGTACAGGTCATCGGCAGACTGTCGCTGCTGGTCGGTGAACAACTGACGAACAAGCGTCGGGCTGTCCTTGATCGTGCGCTCGTATGAGCGAATGAATCGCTCGAAGTTCGGCGTCTTGAGCGTCAGCGGCTCCACGAGGTTCATCGCTGCCTCTTTCTGAAGTGCAGCAACCTGCGGGCTATCCTCGCCAAGAATGGACTTGAGGCGTTCCACGACCCGGCCCGACTCGCGTTTGAATCCCGTCTGAGACGCGCCGAACAACCAGTTCCGCATCTCCTCTACCGTAGCGTCCTGATCCATCAGGTTGCGGATGACCTTGTCTTCGCTGAAGTCCTGTTTGTAACGGCGGTACGCTCCGCGAGCCTGACGCCATTTCTGCACAGCAGCAGGATCGCCAGAGACCATGTCGGCGTTGAACTTCTGATCTAGCCACTCATCGACCTGACCCTTCATTACGTCAAGGGCTCGGTTCTGCGCGGAGTCGGTAGCAGGAGCGCGGTTCGCGCCAAGCCTGCGGCGCCAGAGATCAATCTGGGCCAGAGGAATTGCCTCCTCGACAACGGTGCCGGGCTGCATCATCCCCTCAAGTTCCTGAAGTCGACGCTGAACAACCGGCATCATCTCCAGGTCGTAGGTTTCAAGGCTCTGCCGCAGAGACGGCACGAGCGTCTGATCCTGTGCAACCGCCCCGCCCGCTTCACGCGCCTGCCTGTACAGGTCATCAACCATGCTCTTTCGGGCTTGGCGTTCCTGAATGAGCGAGTCCCGAAGCGGACCCATTGCTAGACCGCGCTCGGGGTCTGCCATGCCACGTCCAGCCTCGACCACCTGAACCCTCTGACTTAGCAAAGGTGCTTCGGTGTCGATGCCAAGATCAGCGCCGCGTCGCCGAACATCTGCTACATCCGCCGCCTCACGCATCGCTGCGCGCGGACTGCGCATCCCGAAAGCCATAGGCCCGGCTTGAAGAACCGTTCCGGTTGCTACGGCAGCAGGCGTTCCGCCCGCCTCGTAGGCTTTGTCCGTAACCGCCTCCATGCCTTCTGCGATCGGCTCGACGGCACGCCCGACCCCTGACAGAATCTCACGCCCCATGACGGTTCGCGGCTGGTACGTCATCGTCTCCCGCACAGAATCCATGGTCTGCTCGCCGCGCTGCGCCCAATTGTCTTCGCCTTGCGAGAGGCGATAGGCGGCTTCCGCACCACCGACAAGTCCGGCGACGGGTTCCGCGAGGGCTCCCGTTGCCAAACTGGTCGCCGCGTCCACGCCGCCGATTCCGACGCGAGACACGGGCGAAAAGCCAGGATCAGCCATCTGCTGGTCAGGCTCCTGCGACCGAGCACGAGCACGAGCCCGGAGGCGCAGCAGTTTCAGGCGTTCTTCGTCAGTCGGCACGCAAGCCTCCAACGATCTCCATCACTTCAGCTCGCTCATCCTCGGTCATGGCGCCCCACTCCTGCGGGGTAACGCCCACACCTTGGACAGCAGGCGGAAGGTCTCCCGAAGGCGCGGGAGGCCCCGGGAGCCGGCTCACACCGAGGTCTCCCTCATACGGATTCCCGGTCCGGGTCTCGTAGCTCGTGCGGAAGTTCCGCGCAGCGCGTTCCACGGAGTCCATGAGCGTGGCGCGGAATGCGCGCGGGTCCGATGCCTGGCCGCCGATCTCGCCAATGAACCGCTCAATGTCTCGATTCGAGACGCCTCGGCCCGTCTGCCCGGAGGCAGCCGCCGCCTGGAATGCAAGCGACGTGATCAAACCCTGAATGCGGCGATTCTCGATACCGAGCCGGTCAAAGGTGTCCGTGTACGAAGACGGATCTAGCACCGGCATCGACAGGGCGTCGCCAGCCGTGGCAATGAAGTTCTTGGTTGCCACTTCCTGATCCTGAATCTTGCCCACTTGACTGTCGTTCAGAGAACCGAACTCGGACGGGGTTCCAGTCACTTGGCCCGAGACCTCGACGTATCCGGCCGGAACCTGCGTGCCGTCCTCCATGAACGCCGCATTGCGACGCGGGTCGTAGTACCCACGAACAACTTGTTGAGTCTGCGGGTTCATGAAGGTGCGGGATTGCGTGTTGTAGGCGTCCTGCTCCGGCCGCCCCCCATACGCCGCCCCCGCCGACCGAAGCGCCTGCACGTCCGCATCGTCGATGACGCCGTCGGCCTCGACCTGATCGGCCAACTGCCCAAGCCCGCGAAGCCGAAGGCCGGGCGCAAGGTTCTCGCGGAAGTAGGCGAGGCGCTGATCCGCACCCATCTCTGACATTTCGGTGCCTGCGCGGAACAGTTCGCCGGACATACCGGACAGGGCCTCCTCGATCTCGGCCTGACGGGATTTCAGCGCTTCGAGTTGAGCGGCGCGAGTGGCTTGGCGGTCCTGCTGGATCTGCCGATAGCCCTCGGGGTCGTATTGAGCGATCGTGGCTTCGGCTTCGGACGTGCGCGGAGGGCCGCTCAGGACGCCACCAGAGGGCGCGGGGGCACTGCCCCGCGCTGCCCCGCCCATAGGGCCAGAAGGACCCGCAGGGGCGCTCTGCAGAGCCCTGCCGGGCACTCCCGCATTGGGGTTGATGCCCGGAGTGCGGTAGTCGTCACGACCGTTAAACGCCTGCTGCACCCGGCCGAGGATGGTCGTGGGGCGCATGGGCTCGCCGCTTGCCATCGCTCGGCGGGCTTCTTCCAGCTTCCGCTGGCGGCGAATGTCCAGTCCGCTCAGGACGCCTTCGGCAAGCCTGGAGCCGTTGTTGTTGCCCCGCGCGATGTAAGGAAGAATTGAAGCCATTACATGAACCCCGCAGCCATTCGGGCGATCCCGGTGATTGTGTCACCCCTAGCCTTGTTCGCCCCGAGAATCCCGGACGCCCGAGCCTGGCCGGCCGTGAACATCCCCTGACCCGCAGCCCGACCGCTCGAAACCGCGAGGTTGCCGAGGTTCGTGCCCGCATTCAGGGTCGTATTCGACGCCTGCCCTGCGGCCCCCGTCTGCGCGCCGAGAAGCCGGCTCATGTAGTTCCCGAAGGTCTGGTCAGCGAGGCCCGTGGCGAAACGCGCGGCCTCCTTCGGGTACTTACCGGACTCCACCAGCCCGCGAGCCGACAGGGCGCGCTCGATGCCCTTCAGGCCCTCGTCACGGGCGAACTGGTAACCGGGAGACTCACGGAACCCCCCGTAAGGGTCGGGGTCTTCCACCGAATCCAGTTTGCCCAGCACGCCACCCGGCTGCGTGGCCTGGTTGTAGGAATACTCCGTGGGTTCCCCATCCATACCCACGACCGTTCCCTCGTAGGGGCCGTCGTAGAACCCGGGCGTGCCCCCAGCGAACACCATGTCAGGGGCAGAGCGGCTCCCTGCACCCTGAGCCGAACTGAACCCTCGGATCTTCATGCCGGGACTGGTTTGAGAGCCGAGAACGCCCCGAGGTTGCGGCGAAGACGTGAACTTCGGGACGTTCGCCAGCCGCCCTTGGCTTGCAAGTTCGGAATCGATTTTCTCGAATTCAGGGTAGGCATTCCGGATTGCTTTTAGCTCATCCAGAAACGGTGCTTTCGAGCGAGCATTCGACCCCGAAATATTCACGCGCCGGTCAATTAGTTGCCTGTACCGGCGCTCCGCGTCATCGCGGGATGCGTCCGCAGAAATCATCTTGGGCAGCCCTCGCGTCGGGAGTCCGCTGATCGCTTGAGGCTGAGTGCTTTGGAATTGTTGCCGAGCCTGCTCGCGGGACGGCAGAACCCCCGGAGGGGCCTCGAACGGACCCACGCGCGGCGAGAACGTCCGGTCCTGGAGATCGTAGGTCGGCAGGCCCATCGCCCGCGCATACGCCTGATTGGCGTACCCCGAGGTTTGGAGATACGGGTCCTGAATGGCGAGCGCCTGACCCGTGGCATCGGTCTGGTAGTCGATTGCCCGATTGATGCCTTCAAGCTCGGCCTGAGCAGCCCGTTCAGCACCCAGCCGCGCCTCTTTCGCCGCGTCCTTTTCGTCTCCGCCGAAGAACGTGTCCCCGACAAAGCCAAGCGCGTCTCCGAGAATGCCCATAGCTTTACCTCTTGACCAATGCCAGCAGTGACGTTTCGCGCAGGAAGCCCGTGTCGCCACCGCCGTAGCCGGTGCCTTCCGTTGCTTGGAAACTGAAGGTGTTTTCGCCCTTCGTCAGAAACCCCGACGTGGCGGTGAATACCAACGCTTCGGAGTTCGTCCACTCAAACGGCGTGGACGGCGGGTTGTCGTAGTAGTTGTACGTCAGCGTCTTCGTGTCGACCGTCGCGTTGTTCACGCGGAGCCTGTAGGCGTTCTTGAACTTGTTCGCGGTTGTCGTGCTGGTCTCGAACCCGACCTGGAACGTCGCAAGCACGATGACGGCCGTGTTCTCCGTCAGCGTCCCCACGTCCACCGTCACCGGGACGACCTCGGCATACGACGACGTGAGCTGGTAGACCGTGTCTTCCGCCGTCTCCAGATTCCCAGACAGCCGAAGCCGCATCTGATTGAGAAGTTGGTAGCCGTACTGCGTCAGCCGTCCGTCGTCCTGAACGAAAGGTTGAGCCGTCGATACGACAGGGACGGTGCTAGCCATTCACTTCCACCGTGAGCTGCGCATCGATCAACGCGATGTCGTAGTTGTCGGTCCCGGAGAACTCGTAGATCCGCTGCACCGCCTGCCCTAGACGACGCCAGATCACCCGATTCGCGTACTTGCCCGCCTCGCCGATCCCTCGTTGCTTGCGATAACTCCACGTCCTGCCGCCGTCGTCCGAGTGCCGCATCCAGACTTGAGGATCGTCCGTAACAGTTCCGATCCCTGCATTGACCGTCAGTTCCAGCCGCGAATGCGATACCGACTTATCCTCGAAGAACACGGGAGGGCAGGTCCGAATCCAGCGCATGTTCGTGCCGTCTTCCTGGAACCCGTCGTGGTCGAGTTCCCAGAGGTTTGCGGTATCAGCATCTCCGGCGAGCTGCTTGCCGTAGGCGTCGATAACACCCGCGATCCGCCACGGGTCTTCCGCTTGCGACCCCGAACGTCGTTCGTGCCAGAGCGATTGGCCCATCTGAGCGGAGGCGGAGGCGTCGTAGGCCCACGTCTCCGATCCCGCCTGGAGGACGTAGAAGTAGTGGCCCCGGTACGTGTAGGTGAAGCCGTAGGCCGCTTCCGCCTCCGCGAGAGACAGAGAGGCAAGCCACGTCTCAACCCCGTGGGTTGAAACCCTTTGGGGGGTATACCCGTTCATCCGGTAGACGACGCGGTCATCCCCGAGGAAGAAAAAGGTGTTGTCCATCTCCGCGCAGGACTGCTTGGCAAGGCAGCCGCGCTCGATCTCCGCGCCATCCTGCCGAGCGAAGGGAACATCAATGTCCCCGACGTTCCGCCAGACCTCGGTATTGTCCTGCCCCAGAAGAAACAGGTCCCGATGGTTCACGAACGCCCGAACCATGTTCGAGCCGTCGCTTTCCTTCGAGAACACGTCCGTGGACACGAGGCTGGTCGGGTCGTTCACGGTCTCGTTGAAGACGTTCTGCTGCGAGTCCTCCTGCGGGAAGATCCAGTACCCGTCAAGGAACGCGACACCGATGGGTGTCCCTAGATCAGAATCGGTGATCTCAGCAAACGTGTCCGTGCTGATCCGGTAGTACCACGCTTTGCTGTCCGCCTGGATGACGAGATAGTCCCCGTTGTCCGCGAACTGGCAGCGGTCCGTTCCCGTGATCGTGCCCTCGCTGGTGTGCGTTCCGTCAGAGGCAACCGAATACAGGGCGTTGCCGAACACGACATAGGGAGAGCCGTTAACGACCGTACCGCCCCGATACCCCGTGTCCCCCGCGGTTCCAAAGGTTGCAAGCCCCGGAGCGCGGATCATCGCCGCAATCTCAGCTCTACCCTTGGCCTCAGACACCTCCGGGAACAGATTCACGGCCTGCTGGAACACAACGGCCTTGCTGGCGGCCTCGTAAGACGGGCCGGCAACTCCAACGGGGATCGTGGGCATTACCGGGTGAACTCGATCGGCGCCGGCTCGGCGTCCCAGGTCAGAATTTCATCCAGCGCAAGGGCCGAGCGCTGCTCAAGATACTGCTGTCGGCCCATCGGAACCTGATACTGAGGCCCAAGGCGAGCGGCGAGCATGTCCTGGAGCGGCTGATACCACTCCTGCGGGAAGTCGAGGGTGTTGGCGGTCGAATCGATGTCCTCGATGGACCGCTCGAACGTGAACCAAACGACGTTGTTGATTCCGCCCTTGGGCCAGACGTAAAGATCGCCGCTACCCACTCCCGGGTTATACGCGATCATCGTCGGCTGGCTCGTGGCGTCCTTGTTCGGCTGGGATTGGTAGGTCTGATACCGCACCACCTCACAAGGAACCTGAATACCGCTGTACGTCCCTCTGCGGGCGTCCAGGATGCGGACGGGGCGGTCGACGTTGGTGGTGTACCAGAACACCGTATTCCCGCTTGAGGCGTCTCCTGTGAGCGCGTCATCGATCGTCACGGACACACCCGCAGAGATGGATGCGATGGTCGTCCACTGCCGCGTGCCGTCGTCCAGTTCGATTCCAATGGTGTCGCTCACTGCCATATCCGGCAGGGGAGAACCGGGAGCGGTAGCGGTGACAGAAAGCACCGTCTGACCCGACGCCTCGTCCGCATCCAGGGTCGTGTAGCCGAACTCCGTAAGCGCACATTGTGCAGAAGGCAGGCTGTAGGAACGGCGCTTGCCGTCCAGGAACAAAATTCCTTCCTCTTTCGTCCAGCGGTGAAGCCCCTTGGACACGAGGTGCTTGATGAGACCGTTGAGTTGGCGCAGACCGGATTGCGTGTGCTCCCCGGTAATGGGTTCCCCCTCCTCAAGCGCCCCGCAGTCGTACAGAGCGTCCCGAATCAGGTTCTCCGCCGTAACTCTGTAGTCGATGCTGCCCGAGGTTGCCATCAGAGGTCGTCCGCCGTCGCCGCGCCGAATTGGTCTTCCTGCTCAGGACGAGCCACGTCCACGCCGATCCTCTCCGGTCGCAGACGCAGCAAGTCCTGTGGGTGCCGAGGCTCCCAGTCTTCCTTGCAGACGAACAGACGGTCCCACCGCATACGCATCTCGGAGGCGTAATACTC